CAAGTCCGTGCGGTACTTTCATCGGTATTCACAAGACGCATCACAACACCTTATTTAGTGGGGTAATCCATGAGTGGAGCAGCAGTAATAACGCCAACAGTTACGTTTGGGGGTCAAGTTGGCTCCATATCCTTGGGTTTGTTGGATACCAACTTTACGCAGATCACAGCGTTTCTGAATAATCCGAACAACTACACCAACTACTTGGTGGACACTGGTGCGGCAAACTCTTATGTGGTCACATTCCCGACTGGATTGACACCGACATACACGGCTGGTTTGGCTGTGGTGATGAAAGTGACCAATGCCAATACTGGTGCATCTCAGATCAACGTCAACAGCTTGGGATTGAAGAGCATCACCAAGCAGGGTACGGTTGCCCTGGCTGCCGGTGACATGCCAGCAAACTCTGTGGTGTTGTTGGTGTATGACGGCACTCAGTTTCAATTGTCCAGCGGTGCAGGTAGTGGTGCGGTGGCTGGTGGCGTGATCTTTGAGAACTTCACAAGCATTACGTCCAACTACACCATCACGACAAACAAAAACGCCCACTCTGTTGGCCCAATCACTATTGCTTCTGGTGTGACGTTGACCGTACCCACTGGTAGCAGGTATGTTGTTCTTTAAGGATTACACATGAGTTCACTTGTTCTTTCAGGCGACACATCTGGTCAAGTATCGCTGACTGTTCCTGCTGTTGCGGGATCAAACACTATTACTGTGCAAGCGGCAACAAGCACTATGTCTATCAATACGTTAGGCACTGTTAACTCTGGTGGAACAAACCCTTTTCCTAGTTCTGGCGGGCCAACATCAGTAACATTTGGTTCTTTACCAAGTTGGATTAAACGCATCACTGTGATGTTTAATGGCGTGTCTACTAGCGGATCATCTTTGCCACAAATTCAATTAGGTGCAGGTTCTGTAACAACAAGCGGATATGTAGCGGCTTCAACAAATAATGCTGCGGCATCTTCCGCAACGGCTGTTGCCACGTCTGGTTTTATTATTAACAGCGCAAACGCTGCAAATACTTTATCTGGCTTGTTTGTAATTTCTTTGCTCAATAGCAACACATGGACATTGTTTGGAGCTGTGGCTGCTTCTGCCAATCAATACAGTTCATCAGGTAGCGTAACTCTTAGCGGCACTCTTGATCGTGTGGTTATTACCACAGTATCACCGGGAACAGACACATTTGACGCTGGCTCAATCAATATTTTGTACGAAGGATAATCATGTCAATACTTGTTTTAACTTCTGACACGCTGATTGGCACAGCAGCCGCTGGCAATACTGAGTACGATGGCGTGTGTTTCTACCCAACTGCGGATACTACTGGCGGTAGAGCCTTTTCTCCAAATGCACAAATATTTAGGCTAACTGCGAATGGATCAGCAATTGGCGCAACCATTGCAGATTATTTCAGCACATCTAGTTCAATTACTTTGTCTGCTGGCGGTGTTTACGAAATTGAATATTTTTTGTTTTTTACAAAAACGACCGCTGGTACAGTGACTTTTACTTTGACAGCAGCGCAAACGCCTATCAATGTTAATGCATATTATGTTGGCACTCCAGTGGGCGGTGTTGGTACTGTAGGAACGGCGCAAACAGCAGCAATAGTAGCAAGTGCATCAACAACATCAGCACTACCAGCAACAGGTTCATTAACTACTGCTGTCAACCATCAATACTATATCAAGGCAATTGTTCAAGGAAATGCAACTGTTGCAGGTACATTTAAATTACAGGCAACTGAAAGTGCTGGAACAATAACCCCTTTACTTGGTAGTTATTACAAAGTAACAAGAATTCCTGCCGCTAACACTGGCACATTTGCGTAAAGGATAAATCATGACAACTACGATTGACGGATCAGCAGGTGTAACAACACCAAGCGGTGCAATCTATAACGGTATTCAAACCAGTACGGTTAATGCTGGAGGTACAAATCCATTTCCAAGTTCTGGCGGGCCTACGTCTGTTACGTTTGGTTCAATACCATCTTGGGTCAAGCGCATCACTGTGATGTTTAATGGAGTGAGTACATCATCAACAAGTGATGTTATTTGTCAGATTGGCTCTGGCTCTACCACAATAACAGGTTATTCAGCAAGCGGTTCGACCTTGAACACTTCAAGCATAGCAACATCAGCCTACACAACTGGTTTTCCATTGATGAAAAGTGAAATTGCAGCGTCAATTATGGGCGGCATTGCTATATTGACAAACGTAACAAGTAACGTCTGGGCAATGTCTGCAAACATTAGCCGAGGCGATGGTGTAATGACTGTTGGTGCTGGATCAATTTCCCTTAGCGGTACTCTTGATCGTGTGGTTATTACCACAGTATCGCCAGGAACAGACACGTTTGATGCAGGTTCAATCAACATTCTTTACGAGTAAACACCATGACACACAGAATTGAAATCAATGTTCAAACAGGCGAAACCAAAGTTATTGAGTACACACCTGAAGAACAAGCTGCATACGATGCGGCAGTGGCGGCTCAACAAGAACAGCAACAAACAACTGAGGCTCAACCATGAGTGACTTAGAAACAGAATTTGCTGTCCATGAGGCCATCTGCGCCCAACGGTATGAGGCCATCCAGAAGTCACTGTCTGACGGCGATAAGCGCATGACAAAGATTGAGTACCTGTTGTACGCAGTCATGATCTGTGTGTTGTTTGGCCCAGGCGTTGCCGCTGAGTTTGTCAAGAAAATGTTGGGGCTGTAAATTGATCCGATCAGTCTTTGTCTACTTGCAGCAGGGCTGGTCAAAAACATCCAGCAAGGCTGTGATCTTTACAAACAAGCTAAAGAATCTTTTGTCCAAGTCAAGAAAACTGTTGATGACGCTGCTGGCATATATAAGGAAGTTACTGGTTTTTGGAGTAACTTTAGTAACTTCTTTGGTTCAAAGCCTAAAGTCAAACCTGTTGCCAAAAGCAAAAAGTCTGAGTTTGTCAGTGTTGACGAAACTTCGGTCAAGGTTGAGATTGTCAAAAACCTCACCGAGTTCTTCAGACTCCAAGAGCAACTTGCCGCACACATAAGAGAAGAAGAAGAAAAGAGCAAAACGGTATACGACCCTGATCAGAATCACATGGAAGCCGCACTCAAGCGGGTGATGGCACAGCAAGAGATGGCGGCACTGGAAGTGACAATCAGGGAAACAATGGTGTACCAAAGCCCTCCAGAGATGGGTGCTTTGTACAGTTCAGTGTTTGAGATGCGAGAGACAATTCAGGGAGAGCAAGAACAGGCAAGATTGGCAGAAGAAGCCAAGGAAAGGTACAAGGGATGGCTACGCAGGGAAAGGCAAAGAGACCTCCAAGCAAAGTCAGCGTACCTGATTGGAACAGCAATATTCCTCCTTTACCTGTGGCTGTGGTTTCTCCTGTTAAGTCATCTGGAGAGGAAATAATGGGATGGATTGCGGCTTGTGTCTTGGTTGGTCTGCTTTTGCCCTTGGGTGCGATGTTGTATCTGGATGTGCTGGAAGCAAAGTACCAAGTCAAAGAGCAGGTAGAAAAGGTTGAAAAACTTCGGCGAGAAATTGAGAGGAAACAACGTGACAAAGAACCTGTTAATTTTGATGACAATCCTATTTTTGACAGGGTGCGAAGACCGCTACAGGTATCCCTGTCAAGACCCGAAAAACTGGGGAACGACTGATTGTGAACCACCTGCTTGCGAAGCCTCTGGCACTTGCACCAAAGATTTGATTACAAAGGAAATGTATGAGCAATTCAAGAAGAAACCCTGAAGAATGGCAAGCCTTAAGTCAATTTTGGACGTTGATGTTCTTCAACGTAGCCATTGTTACCATGATTTTTGGTTTGTTGTATTGCGTAATGTTTGTCACTCAACCAATGGTCGGGCAAGCAAAGAACGATGCTTTTCTGCTTGAACTGCTTAAAACGGCGGTAATCTCGATGATTTCAATCATTGGCACATTACTTGCTGTTAATCATGGAAGCAACGCTACATCAATGCCTCCCAAGCCGCCTGTACCGTCTCCTGTTCGACCATTGAGTGTTGATGCACCAAGCAACAAGGTAGAAACCCCATGAGTTTGTTCAATCCTTATGTTCTGCTTGGCATAGCTTTGTCGTTGTTGTCTGCCTTTGGCGGTGGATATTACAAAGGTGGACAAAACGAGATCACCAAGCAACAATTGGAAATAGCCAAGCTGAATGCTGATGCCAGACAGAAAGAACAGGCATTGACTGCCGCTGTGAATGCTCAAGCAACCCAACTGATGAAGGCAAATCAAAATGCAAAACTTTTACAGCAAAAGCACAATGCTGACATTGACTCTGGTGCTCTCAAGCTGCGGATTCCTGTCAAAACCCCCGTCTGCCCCGTATCAGCCTCCACAGATGCCACCGCTACCAGCGGAGCTAACCTCGGAGACTCTACAGCCGAACTTGACGGAGAGACTGCTAAAGCTCTTATCGCCCTCACCGCAGAAGGAGATGCCGCCATCCGCAAATTCAACACCTGCGTCAACCTCTACAACGAAGCCCTCCAAACCCTGAAAGGTAAACCATGAACTTGTCCGAAAACTTTACTTACGAAGAACTTACACACACAGACCACAGAGAGTTCGACAACACGCCCAATGAAACCGAGATGGCCAACTTGGTGCGTTTGGCCGCATTCTTGGAAGATGTCAGAAACGTCTTAGGCGGTCGTGAGATTCACATCAATTCAGCATTCCGCAGCCATGAAGTCAACACCGCTGTTGGCTCCAAAGATTCCAGCCAGCACCGTCACGGTTGTGCCGCTGACATTCGTGTGAAGGGTATGACTCCTGATGAAGTGGTCAGCGCAATCATTGCTTCTGGACTGCCTTACGACCAAGTGATCCGTGAGTTTGACCGCTGGACTCATGTCTCAATTCCTAACGAAGAAGGACATGAGCCACGTAACATGTCGCTGATTATTGACAAATCAGGAACACGTCAGTATGCCTAAGAAGCGTGGCCCAAACCTCTCCGTTGGTCGTGGCGAGAAACAGTCCGTCAGGGCAGGGGGAGGGCTTACCGCAAAAGGTCGTAAAAAGTATAATCGTGCCACTGGCAGCAATCTAAAAGCTCCCCAGAAGTCTGGCCCAAGACATAAATCGTTTTGCGCCAGAAGTAAAAACTGGAAAGGTGAACGAGGCAAAGCTGCCCGTAAACGCTGGGGGTGTAGATAGTGGCTACGCAAGAACAGAAAAAAGATTACCACGTTACGAAGGATTTTGACGGGGTAAACACCAAGGCAAACCGCACCTCAATCAAAGAGACTGAGTTTGCCTGGCTGGAAAATGCCATGCCTATTGGTCACGGCAACTTGCGTATTGTTCCTGCGCCCACCACCGTTGCTGGAGTTACTTTTGGTTCAACCGTGTATTACGCCCAGTATGGCAACATTGGTACAACCAACTACTACATTGCATTCCAAACTGATGGCAGATGCGAAGCCGTCAACGTAGGCACTGGCGCTAAAGTTACTGTTGCAACCGCCGGTACGTTCTCATCTTCTGGCGTTCAAGCCAGCCAGTGGAACAATACCGTGGTCATCATTATTGACCCGACCAACGGTTATTTCCAGTGGGATGGCACGAATCTTGTCAAGGTTGGTTCGCTGACCTTTACTTTGTCTGGCACTGGTACTGGTTACACAACCGCCACAGCAACAGTGGCTGTACCCAATCAGACAGGCGGCACAAGAGCCGTCATTTCTCTGGCCACCAACGGTACATCCATCACCAGCGTGTCTGCTTACGGCACAGGACTGACAACGGGTACTGGTTACACCACCGTCCCTGCGGTCACCATCACCAGCGCCGGTTCTGGTCAAAGCATTACCGCAGCCCTTGTATCTCAGCCAGGCTCTTGCATTGCCTCATTCTCAGGCCGTGTGTGGATTGCCAACGGCAGGACGCTGTACTTCACGGCAGCCGGTACAAACAATGATTTTTACAGTGCCACTTCTGGCAACATCATATTTAACGACTCCACACTGATTGGCAACATCACTCAGTTGGTGTCGGCAAATAACTTCTTGTACGTGTTTGGTACTGACAGCATTAACGTCATCTCTGATGTGCGGATCAGCACAAGCACCGGCACAACTCTGTACACCAACACCAATATCAGCGCCAGCGTTGGTTCAGACTTGCCATATGCCATGATGCCGTACTTCCGGTCAATCGTGTTCATGAACCGCTACGGCGTGTACGCCTTGGTCGGATCAACCACATCAAAGATCAGTGACTCACTCGATGGTCTGTTTCCGTACATTGACTTCACTAAGACAGTCAGTGCCGGTCAGGTTTTGATTTACAACATTTTGTGCGCTGCGTTCAACTTTTACTACACCGGCACACAAGGCACACAAGGTGCGGCGCAGTACATACAAGCTGTTTTCTTTGATAAAAAGTGGTTTTTTTCGTACCAAGCGGCAGCAAAATACATTACGTCTATACCGGTATCCGGTGCAGCAACACTGTATTCAACAACTGGTAGTGATCTTCAGACCATGTACCAGAGCAACACGGCGGCAATATCCACCAAGGTGCAGACAGCTTTGATGGGCATGGGCAACATCATCCGTGACAAGGTGGCACTGAAGTGGGGCGTTGAGGCAGTGCTTGGCGGCACATCAGGCAATAACTTGAACGTGACGGTGGACAGTGAAAACACTTCTGCCAACTCAACTACGACCACTGTTAGCAACTTTTCTCTTGTCACTTGGGTAAACGATACAGGATTGACAATACCTTGGGTGAACAACAGCATTCAGGTTGTCAACTGGGGTAACTTCAGTGCAGGTTATTACTTGTACAAGTACGATGCACAGATGTGGGGCAAGTACATTGGCATGACAGTGACCAGTGTCAGCCCGAATTACATCATTGCTGGCTTCCAGTACGAAACAGAACAGAGAGCGAAGTTCTAATGAATATGGACGCACTCTCAATTGTTCGCCACGGCGATACAGACAGTCTTCAGGGCTTCATTCTTGAGAATGGAATCCAGCATAAGACGTTTGCAGAGGCTTTGATGGATCAAGACGTGGTAATACCCCGTTTTCCCCTCATGGATGCCAATCCAAATGACCTAGAAGACTGGCTTTTGGCTCATCAAGTTGAGCATCAGGCGATGTCAAATGCCCTTGGTTTGAGCAATCCAATCAATCTTTTGGACACAAATTGGAACGATGAATCATCGTTTTACGATTGGTTGAGTACGCATCTTTCTCTTCATCAACAAATCTTGTCTGCACTGGGAATTTAATATGGAAATGCAAAACCCCGCCCCCCCACCAAAAAATTCTCAAATTTCCAAACAGCAGATTATTGAAGACATGATGCCAAGGATTCAAGAAGCGCAACAGCTTGGAGTCCCGCCAGAAATGTTTGTCAAGATGGGTAATTTTGCCGAACAAGTTGTCAAAGACAGAAGTTTGTATCCTATTTTTGTTAAGTCAATTGTTGATAATAAATTAGCTAAACCTAAAGAGATGACTGATAAGTTTGATCCGCAATTGCTTGGTTTATTTGTAATACTTGGCAAAGTGGCGCAACAAATGACGGGAGGTATGTAACATGAATTTGCTTGGAGACATAACTGCATTTAAATTAGACGATAGCCCTCCTAGCTGGGTTTCAAAAACCGTTAAACAAGTTGCTCCGCTTATTCCCGTGGCCGTAGACTTATTTGTTCCTGGATTTGGCAAAGCAATTGGAACATATTTAGGCGCAACAACTGCTGCTGGTGCAACGGCGCTTGGTTCTGCGGCACTGGCCGGTGGCGCTACTGCGCTTGCTGGTGGTAAGCCAGAAGATGTAGCAAAAAATGCTGCGTTGGCTGGCGCTGGTAGTTATGCAGGTCAAGCGGCAGAAAAAGCAACTGGTACATCTGGAATTACTGGCGGCGCTGTAAGAGGCGCTACATCTGCCGGTACTCAAGCTGCATTGACTGGCAAAGATGTTGGCAAAGCCGCCTTAAAGGGTGGAGTCAAAGGCGGTATTACAGCCGCTGGCCAAGAATTAGGCTCTTATGCCGGTAAAACGATTGACGAGAAAATAGCGGAAGAACAAGGTGTTTTGCCTAGAACTGAGGCTGTTGATTACCAACCCAGCACTCTTGCTGATGTGGGGTCAACAGTCACAAGCCAAGCATTTGACAAGCAAGTATCGGATTTGATTGCCAAGGGAAGCACTCCCAGACAAGCCAAACAAGCGGCATCTGCAACGCCAGGACAAGTATCGTCTGTTGCTACTGGTTCTCAGCAGTCCCCGACCGCAGCCGGTGCGGCTGATGTGGCAATGTTGGACTCTACATCTCCCGAAGGAACGGGTAGCAAAACCAGTAAAAAAGGTGGAAAATACCCGTGGGGTGATCCTGAAGGCACTACCGCATTGAAACAAGAAGGGCAGGAAACTTGATGGCAACCTTAGCAAAATTACTGCAAGTGGACATGGGTTTGCCTGATATGGCAAAACGCTTGGCTGCGGCTGGCCGTGGCAAAGACTCTATTCTTGCTCACATTAATCCCAAAGAAGCCAGATTGCTCAAGAAACACGGCGGCAGTGGCAAGATCAATCCCGCAACTGGCATCATGGAGTTTGACCCTACTGATGGCGGCGAACCTGGTGCGGTTGGAGATACAACAGAATATGCTGCCGAATCTGATGCCAGCTTACCTACTCCAACAAGAACGCCAGTATCTGAAAGCAATCTGTCTAAACCTCTTGCAGTTGACATGTCTAATTTCAGCAGACCGCCTGTAGCACAAGTAAACGCCGGTTTAGATACAACTCCAGCGCCATCAGCAGCGCCAGCACAAGTTGCACCACCTGCTGGCAGCACAATCACGGGCGAGAATCTTGGTGCAAGCCAAAGAGATTATCCAAGTGCGGCTGCACCTGCTGCTCCAGAAGCACCTGGTTTTTTTGATCAACTTGGTGGTTATGCTAAAAAAGCCAAAGAGTTAAACGAAACTCTCAGTCCGTTTGCCCCTTATGCCAAGTTTGGCGCACAAGCACTTGCTTTGGCACAAGGACAAAAAGCAGCCGAGCAATCCAGACAAGAAGCACAAACTAACGAAGCAGAGATCAGAAAATTGGCTGATCCGTATCGGGCGCAAGCACAACAGATTGCTCAACAGGGTCAGAACTTGTTGACGATGGGTCAAAAAGGTCAACTGACTGCTGAACAACAACAAGATTTAGAAAGACAACGTGCCGTAGCCATGCAGCAACAATCACAAGCCGGTGTTACTGGCGGCACTGCGGCACAACAATCAGAAGCACAGATTCAGAGACTTGCACAGACTTATGCTCAAAACAATATCAATCAGGGATTGCAGTTGTTGACTCAAGCACAGGCCATCTCTGGTACTGCCGACAGATTAATTCAAGAAGCTATTAGAACTGGGTATGCTGGTAGCCAAGATGCAAACAAATTGGCGCAAGAGTTCTACAACGCCATAGGTTTTAGCTTGCCTGAGACACAATCCAAAGCACCGACACAAGCTGGGGGTCAATAATGGCTACAGCATTCATGGGTGGGCAGACTGGGTACGATGAAGCGGGTAATCCGATTGCACCTGCTGTGCCTAAACAAGCGCCACTGAATATTCCTGGCTCAATGAGGAACTTGCAGACAGCGCCATCACCAGTTAAAGCGCCGTCTGTGATACCGCCACAACCAAGACCGGCTGCACCGGCTCCAGCAGCGCCAATTCCTACGCCTGAACAGATGGCTGGCGATCAAGGATTTGTTCAAGGATTGAGCAAAGCCACGCCAAAAGATATTGGAACAATAAGAGCAGAACAATTTTCTTTGGCCACTGAAGCACAAAAACAAGAAGGATTAGCAAAACAAGCTGAGGCTGCATCTATTGCTAAAGGTGAAAAATCTAAAACTGAGTTGATGCAAGACATGGCAAAGCAACAAGCAGATGCTATTGAGCAACACAAAAAAGACATTCAAGAGGCATCTCCGTTTGCTCCATCGCCTGAGACTGCCAAGGATTTGGCTGGATTGTTTGCTTTGATCAGCGTTGCTGCGTTTGGCTCTGGCGGCAAAGGCCGATATGCTGGTATGCAGACTTTGGCCAGCCTGACCGGAGCCATGAAAGGCTATCAAGCAGGTCAAAAAGATGTGTACGAGAAAGACATCAAGGCATTTGAAGAAAACCTTAAAGTTTTGAAGACACACAATGACAAGGTCAATGCTTTGTATGAAGATGCCATGAAGTTAATGGCAACCAACAAAGAACTTGGTTTGCAAAAGATTCAAGAAATACGGGCATTAGACAACACTGGCGCTGTAGCCCAGTTGGCACGTTCTGGTCAGTACAAAGTGCTTGGTGAATTACTTGATAAAACAACGGCTGCTTTACAAACAGCGCAAGACAAGATTGATCAACGCAAATTTGAATTTGCCAAAATTGATCACGAAAAGCAAAAGCAACTTGAAGTATTTAGAGAAGAGCAAAAATATAAAGAACCTACTGTTTATCAAGTTGGTGATAAAAACTATCGCTATGACCCGTCTGCAAAAGGCGGCAAAGGCGATTATGTTGAAATAACCGGTTTACCTCACGGGGCGACAAAGCTAGGTGCAAAAGGCGAATCGCCAATATATCAACACAAAGGCGAAAGACTTGCTGTTGAGATGAGCAAAGCACTTGGCTTAAAAATGGATGTTGATACCGCACAAAAACTTGCTGGTGCTGCAAGTTATGTAGACGGCTTAAAAGAACTGCAAAAAATGAATGCGGGACTAAAAACCGCTTCTGGTTTGCAAGTATCTGTTTCAGATGCTCTTAATAAATTCATTACAACAAGGGCTGGCCCTGACGGTAAATTTGATGTTGATAGTTTGAATGATGCTTGGTCTTCTATACAAGAAGAAAAATCATTTAGAAATTTATCAGATCAATCAAAAGTAATTGGCAAAGTCGAACTTGACACAATTATGAAAAGTTTGCAATCTAAGTATGGTAATCGTGCGCCAGTTGCAGAATTTAAAGCAACACAAAAAGTGTTGTCACGTGGAAACATGAGTGGTGAATCGTACAACCAAGTAATGCAAAATGAAATCAAATCAGCCGAAAGAAGAGCGACTGATCTTGGTTTTTCAAAACCACAAGTAGATGCGGCAGGAGCATGGTTAAGAAACAACGCAGGTGAAAGCACACAAGCTCAAGTTGTTGAGCCGGTAAAAAAACCTATGCCAACAGGTGAAAGGCTTACCAAATATACAAATCAGTATCCTGAAGAATTTGGCGGCGATGAAGAAAAGGCTAAAGCATCTTTGCGTAAACAGGGGTATGAATAATGGCTGTAGACATTAGCGATTTGCCCGCTCCCACAAAAAACGTGGACATTAGTGACTTGCCATCTCCGACCAAAGGAGGCGCAGGATCAAAATTGCCAAGGCGTTTAGAAATTAAACCACCAGAAGCCGCTTCTGGCGAAGTGCCTGGTTTTGCAAAAAGCATTATTGATTACGCCACTGAAGTACCAAACAGAGAAGATTTTAGTTTGGGCGAAGCTGCAACATCTGGTGGAATAGGCGCAACAATTTTTGGCGCTGGGCCAAAGATTCTTGAAAAAGGTAGCAAATATGTTGGCAAATTTTTACCTGCACCTGCAAAACCATTTGCGCTTGCTGGCGAAGCTTTAGGCAAAGCATTAGGCGAGATTCCATTAAGCAAAAGATTGGCTATTGGTGGTTTTGGAACTACCGGTGGTAATGTTGCAGAACAAGCTGGTGAATTGGCAGGATTGCCAAAAGCCGTTACCTTACCCTTGTCTTTGGGTATAGGTGGACTTACCGGTAAAGGCACACAACTGACTTACGATGCTCTTTCTCGTTTGCCGCAAAAAGAAGCGGCTGCGCTTGTAAGCAAGTTGACTGGCGAGCAAAGCACATTACGTGCCGAATTAAATCGTTTGACAAGCCAGCTAAAAGAAGTGCCAACACCACAGCGGCAAGATGAGATCAATAGATTAAATGCTGAAATTGCCAAGCGTGATCAAGCATTGCAACAGTTAAAACAACAACCCAAGGTTGCTGAACGCAAGGCAGAAACACAAGCTCCTGCGCCTACTGTTGGCACACAAGCCATGAAACCGTTGCGTGAAGAAGTGCGTTCGACAAAGATTGCACCTGCTCTTAAAGAAGCAGAAACCAAGACTGCTGTTCTTACAGAAGCAGAAAATAAAGCGGCCAAAGCAACAGCCGATGCTAAAGAAAAAATAGATCAACTTGACAAAGAATTGTTGGCAAATCCAACGATGGATAAAAATACGTTTGGTGGAAAGCTAAGAACAATCTTAGAAGACATCAAGAAAAAGTATGCGCCAATCAGATCAGAAAAAGCAGATTATGCTGGGGTTAAAACAAAGTATGGCGATAAGCCTGTTGTATCAACTGACAGCATTGTTAATTTGGCAAAGAAAGATTTTGAGCAATCTGGCTCACAAGCAGAGAAAAATTTTCTGTCTCAGATTATTAAGAATTTAGAAACAGACGGAAAAAATAACATAAGCGTTATAAAAGCAGATTCAAATATCAAAACCCTTGACAAGATGATTGATGGGTTTGAAGAAGCTGGATATGCCATCAACAAAGATATGGCTATTAAATTTCAAAAATACAAAGATATGCTTATTAGACAAACTCCAGAAGAATATCAAACAGCCAGAAAAACGTGGCAAGAATTGTCTCGCCCACTAGACATTGTTGAGCAAAGAACTGGCGGCGGTCTTGCTCAGGTGCTTGAAGAAAACTCTTTGTCGTTACAAGACAAACTTGCAAATGCTCAAGTGGTTGGCGAAGTTATTAAAAAAGCAAATCAAGGACATCCAGTGCTTTCAAGAATGTTGGCTGAAAGCCCAGACTTGAAAGAATCTGCTCGTCTTTACTTTGCACAAGATTTATTTGGAGCCAAGATACCTCCATCAGAAACAGAACTTGCCAGATGGATTGAAACCAACGGCAATGCACTTGATCAACTTGGATTGCGTTCAGAATTTCAAAATATGCGTAACGCCAAGGCTGCCGCACAAGAAGCGGTTGATGTTGCTAAAGGCCGATTTAACCAAGCTGCTCATGATAGAGAAATGGCAGAAGTGGTTCGAAGTCAATTACAAAGCAAAGCAAAAGAACAAACAAGACGTATAGGCGAAACCATAATGCCTGAAGCAAAAGAATTGCCAAAAGGTTATCAACAGCCTAAGACCCTGGCTGAAAAACAAGCAGAAGCACAAAAAGCCAAGACCAGGCTTGAGTCTGAAAAAGGCAAGTCACAAGCTGAAATTGACAAGATCAACCGTGAAGAATCTGCTCGTATGACAACTGAGAGCAATGCTCTTAATGCAGAGAAACAACAAATTGAACTATTGATTGGCGATGTTGAAGCGGCCAAAAAATCGCCCAAAGAAGTGGCATCAACAGTGGCAAGCTTGGCTCGTTCTATGAAACAAAAGGGCTTGATTGATGATGCTGGCAGACAAGAGCTGGAAGAAGCTGCTTACAAGCTGACCGGCACAATTCAACAAAAAGCTGAAGCCGTTGCCAAATTGAAACGATTTATCAGGTACACCGCTTTAGGTACTGCGGCTGCTGTGGGCGTACCATATACCGTTAGACAAGCCGGTGGAGGATTATTGCCATGAGCAAGAAGAAACAACTTGGTATTGATCCTGCGCTTGAGAAAGCTATTGCCAAACTGCTGGAAGAGACTGTCAATGATGTCACTGCCAGCTTGACCGACAAGATGAAGATTATCGACCGCAGTCTGAAATTGGAAGCCCTGAAGCTCAAAGTGTCTGATGACGCATGGGGCAGTGGCTTCTTTGAAGAAGATGACGAGAGTGAAACATAACGATATACTCAGGCTTTTTCAAAGGGGATGATCATGGAACAAAAAGTAGCTGCTCTCTTATCGCTGGCGTTGAGTGTAATTACCGACAGGTTGTTGACAATTGTTGCATTGGGGATGACATTTGCCCTTGCAACATGGATAATGAACAATCCTGACTGGTTAAGACTGTGCGCTTTTGGTTTCTTCTGTGTCAGTGTGTTTCTGCCTGTTCTATACAAGGAGCGTAAACGTGAACAAACTATTCCAAACCCAGTGCCTGTACAAGGAAATGACGCATTCTAAGGATGCAACCTTCCGTTCTGGCGACAACCGTGTTCCTGTAGACGGCACACTGCAATACCGTTGGGCTGACAGCATGTCTACCCTGCGTCCAGAGACTGGCCGCAACTTCATGGAAAACAAGGGTGTCTTCAAAGACAAGCACCCCACCAATGCAGATGCCAGCCCGTTCTACATGACCGGCGGCACAAAGCGCAGCCATCCGCAGGAGTAATCAATGGCAAATATTACATCTTTTGCTCCCGCCCCAATCAGCCAGGCAAATGGCCAAGCAATAACTCAAGCCAACCAACGCTCTGGTGCTTATGATGCCGTAGACAAGCTGCGGGTCAGCACACCCCAATCTTTGATCGACACTGACTTTGAATACGGCCAACAGTCTTCCAAGTGGGAGCAAGTTGCACTGCAACAAAACCGTCAGTCTTGCTACTACCTGACCAACACGCCTTTGCAAGTCACTGCCATTGCTGGCAACCAGACAAACAAGTATCAGTTGGTGATCACTACCAGTAATAACACTACGATTCCTACAGGCACACCCATTTTCATTCAAGACCCGTTGGATGCCAATGCCGGTGGTTGGGGACTTGTGACCACTGCTTCTAGCGCCAGCACCACATTCACGGTGACAATGGGTTCACAGACCACAACGTCAACTTGCTGGTCAGCCACTGCCACTTACGTGTACCAAGGCTATTTCTATAGCCAGTGCGGAATCTCTTTGGGCATCACCACTGCATTCACATTCACTGGCTCAACAGTAACTTGCGTGACTGCCTACCCGCATGGTCTGTCTGTTGGTTCACTGATCTTTGTGACCGGCACAACAGGGCCATCTACTGCCACACAGATCAATTCACCGCAGACCGTGGCAACTGTGACTGATGCCAAAACATTTACGTTCACCAACGTCAATGGCACACCGTCTACAACCATTACCAACGTGGCCAACAACACTACGCTGTATGCCCGTCCTGCTGGTTTTGTGGACTGCCATGCTTATGATGGCTCGGTCAATTTCACTGCTGGCGCTGCTGTGCCAAACTCAATCCTGTTCCGTCAGACTCGCCGGTATTTCCGCTACCAGTCTGGCAAGGGCATTCAGTTCTCTACCGGCTCGATGTTGGCTCCTCAGATTCAGACACCGACTCTGACAGCCTCTGGTTACACGGTTACAGTCACTACCAAGACTCCACACTTGTTGGCCATCAACACGTATGTCAAAGTCACTGGTGCTGATCAGACCATCTACAACGGCACATTCTTGGTTCAGTCTGTTCCCTCTGCCACAACCTTTACCTACTTCACAGCAGGTAATGTCGTGCCAACGGTGACTACTGCGACCGCAACTCAACCAAGTCTTTTGCACGTCAGCCCAATCAACTGGTGGGGTAGCAGCAACAGAATTGGTTTCTTTGACCAGCAAAATGGATTCTTCTTCCAATACGATGGTCAACAACTGTATGCCGTATTACGCAACAGTATCAACCAGATACCTGGCACTGTGTCTGTGACCAAAGGTGATGCCACGGTGACCGGCTCTGGTACACAATTTACAACCAATCTTTTGGTTGGCGATTACATTGTGATCCGTGGCCAGTCTTACAAAGTGTTGACCATCACAAGTGACACGCAACTCTATATCACTCCAGAGTACAGAGGCGCAACGATTGCGAATGCCATCGTGTCTCGCACTATTGATACCAAAGTGCCGCAATCTCAGTGGTATGACACGCTGGATGGAAGCAACAGTCCTGCCAATCCATCTGGTTATGCGCTTGATCTGACCAAAATTCAGATGTGGTACATCGACTATTCTTGGTACGGTGCTGGCGCTGTGCGGTTTGGTATTCGTACAGTTGGCGGTGCTATCAACTATGTCTACACATTCCAGAACAACAACGTGCAGTATTCTGCTTACTTGCGTTCTGGTAACTTGTGCAGCCACTATGAACAAAACAATGAAGTACCTGTGACTAACCTGTTAGCAAGCATTGGAACAGGCGATTCAACACTTTATGTCGGTAGCACACAGAGTTTTAACCCTGCTGGTGGCAACGCCATCATTCGTGGTAATGGCACGGCTGGTGTGGTCGAGTACATCAAGTACACATCCCTCACGCCCACTACTTTGTTAGGCGTGACCAGAGGCCAGACTGGTGGTGCGGCTGCGACTGCATTCACTTACTCAGCTACTGCGCCTGTGACAGTGGAATACTCTTCTCCTGACACGGCTGCACTGCTCTCACACTGGGGTTCATCTGTTGTGATGGATGGCGGCTTCACAGCAGATGCGTCAGCCATTTACAACTACGGCATGACTACTGCGCTGACCAGTCCGAACACAACGGCTGCTGTGCCGATCATGGCCATCCGTCTTGCTCCATCTGTGGACAACGGCACGACTGGTTTGTTCGGTGTCAAAGAGATCATCAACCGCTTGCAGATTCAGTTCCGTGAGATTGCCGTGGTGACAAACACTACGTATCTGGTGCAACTGATTTTGAATGGTGTGCCGTCTGCTTTCTCTGGATCGTTTGGCAGTATTGCTCAGTCTGGCACAAACACTGATTCGATCTCTCAAGTTGCGGTCAACACTACAAACACAGTAACGATCAGTGGTGGTACATCTATTGCGGCTTTCTACAGCAACGCATCTGGCCAGACCACTTATGACTTGTCATACATTGCGCCAACAGGTAATGCGGCTTTGGGCGGCGGTACATCAAACAGTGTGCCAACCACTCAAGCCAACGTGTTCCCTGACGGCCCTGACATCGTGTATGTGGTTGCGACTACACCTACGGCTGGTGCAAGCAATACCATCTTGGCTCGTTTGAACTGGGTCGAATCTCAGGCTTAAACTTCTTGGATGAGGACGACTACCTGGCTCTGTGCGGCATATTGTTTTGTTATATGTGCTTCAACGATCTGGGTGTCGTCCCCGTAGACGATTCCATTCATAGCATCGCAGATACTCTTGGCCACGTTGTCCCAGTCGGGCTTCTTCAGTGGCTTCTCTGACCCGCTTAAACAGGCTTCCCTGCGCTTGGCAGAGTACGACTTAGGCACTGCCATGCAAATGCTGATAAAGACACGCACAGCGCCTTGGATCGCTTTGGTGTCACCCATCGCTTTCAAAGCGTAAAACCTTATCTGATCCTCATAGGATGCTGTTTTAGCATCTGTGTAGGTTTTGACAAAGTTCCCACGCCGTGCAAACTTAGGGCGACCCTTCCCCCGTGGCTCACCAGGGACGCTGTACGTGATCTGAATCATTTACTTTCCAATGACTTCTGGAGTTGTTCCCGCAACCATTTCACTCCCCCCAGCTTCACCCACTCCTCGTAGTGTCTGGGGATCAATCTCACTCCGATTGGTTTGCAGTTCTTGGTGAGTTCTGACTTTGGCCTTGGCATCTTCTATCCCCTTTAAGAATTGTTCTGTGATCCCTTTTAAGATACCAGTCGGATCATTCTCAAGTGCTTGTACTCTCGACCATGTGTAGTGCTTCCAACCCTTCGTCATGCCCATACGGATCAGGTGATTCAAGGTCTCCTGAAAGAATAAGGGCTTGACGAATGGTGGCTGGGAGGAAGAGTCTACCTTCTCTGGCTTGGTCGAGAATGCGTATCGCTTCATCCTTGGTCATGTCAGAACGGGATTTCAGAATCATCAAAAGGATCATTCTTTGGCTTTTGCAAAGCAGGGCGACCAAAGCCAGGGCGCTGGTTAATCACACGGGGTTGTACTTCCCTCGGTGTGTCACGCTCTTCTTCTTTGAGCATGTTCTGCTTCTTGCTCCAGTTGTCTTCACGCAACGACAACAGGGTGTACCCGCTGCTTGTTTCTTTCATCCAGATGCCAAACTTCAGCTTTTCACCAGCTTTGTAATCCATGTCTAGTGTGATGAATCCGGTGAAATCCGGTGCTTTCTCTGACTTGCGCTTCTCTGGTGGATCAAAATATGCAACGCCCGTACCAGGCTTTTGTTCGTGTTGTGCTGCCATGATTATTCCTTGATGTTATTAAGATTAAATGTGTCTGACATGATTACTGAGTAATCAAAATGCTTTCCAAAACAGTCCTTGAACAAGACTTCTTCTGAAGAAAATCCCTCTATCCCTTTATCATATACAAAGCACTTTTTAGGGATGGTGAGTTCGTTTCTGAGGAATGCCATGCCTTTGGTGGTAACTTGCCACAGACCCTCAGACCGCTTGGTCTTGTCATCAGACTTGTCTACCTTGACGATCAGACCCCAATGTTGCAGTGCAGGATAAGTCCTGCTCTTGACGATCCATAAAGGTGCGGTGTCGGTGATCTTGACAAAGCCGTTGTTGTTCACCGGCTGGCGGGAAAGCCAGAGCAGGGACAGCGCCATGTTCTCTGTCAGGCTCACAGCGTTGATCTTCCCCCAGCGATCACAGCAAGGGCAGCGACCCCCTTCGTTTTCGATGGTAGTGCGCCAATTGCTACGAATCGCATCCAGCGCCCCCTCCCCAAAAAAATCCAGTTGTTTCATGAAGCTCATTCTGAAACCTCCACCGGTGTGAGTTTTGCCAACAGGGTAGCGTTGCACTGTTCCAAGGACTGAATGCGTTCTTCCTTGCCCTCTTCGGTCAGCTTGGGGGACTTCTGAATCTTCTCCAGCATTGCGTTAAACCCTTCCAGCCATTCCTCAATAGTGGCGTAGCTGGCATAGGCTTCTTCAGCGCCTGGGATCATCAAAGCGAACGGGAGTTCTTGAACAACCGGTGCGTCCACAATACTTGATACTGGTTCCACGTGTACCACGTTGCCCATGTGCTTCGTTTTTGGTTCAAAATCTTGAACCTCTTCAGGCGTGTAGACTCCGACAACGCAGCCTGGAAACACGGCACGAATACCTTCAGAAATCGTTCTCGCTCTAAGCATTGCTCTTGGATACTTCGACCAGTTATCCTTACCGGCAATGCCAATTCGCTTGGCTTGAGCAAGGCTCCAACCCAGTTCAAGTGTTCCACCCTGCGGGTGGCTGAATACCCCCGTAACCTGCTCATCTGTGTATTCCTTCCATGTGACTGAACCACCGGCTGCTTGAAATCTGGCCAGCATTGCGTCTGCTTTGAGTGCTGGACGGCCTTGAATGACATGGTAGTCCCGCATTGCCACGGCTGGGTGTAAGTTCTCCGCTTGGCACAAGAGCATGATTGCAAGGGCTTCTTGCGGGTTCTTAAAGCCAAACATTTTGCTGTTGGCTGCAACTTCAGACATTTGTTGCATGTCGTGGTAGGGGATGATATTACTCATTGGTTTCTTTCTTAACATATTGTGTGTACAAAACATACTCACCCTCTTCATAATCGCTGGGTTTGTAAGTATCAAAGTCAAATATTTTTATCTTCAAAGTATCACGTTTCCAATCAGATTCGCTAAAAGCTGCACCAACGTATTCAATTAATTCAGTTGCTTCTGTTTTTGGATTTGCTTTGTCTGGACATTCAAATGCAAACTGAAAAGAAACTTTTGCTGTGTATCGTTTCATGTTTACCCCTTGATTAAGAATCTGCGGCTACCAGCTTTTTGCACAACAAACTTCTCATAAATGTCTGGCATGGCTGACTGGAACAGCTTGCCGTCAAACGACATTGTGGGCTTGGCAGACTTCCATGTGGCCAGTACCGAGCCATCAATGGCGACCAGGCTGTCAGCGTCTTGCATATACCCTTGAATCAGGGTCTGGATTTGCTCTTCTTGGCGTTCCAGTTCCTTGATCTTGGCCTTGATGTCAAACAGCATGGCACAGGCTTGCTCAACGCTTTGAGAGGCCATCTTGGCAGTACCAGCTACTGAGGCAGGGTAGAGCAGTTTGGTCTGTTCTAGGTCTTCTGGCGGCAGGGTTGTGCCGTTTTGCACATGAGTCCAGACTTCGGACATCGTGCGTATGTGATCGGACTTCATCTGATCGGTGACTTCTACGGGGATGATGACCAGCTCTTGACCACCAAACAGCACAGCCAGGTACACCTTAGAGACACCGACCACTGTTGCTTCGTGGATACATTGGGCAAGATCAGCAGGTGGCATCATGCCGGTGTCAGGATCATATTTTGATCTTGTGGCTGCGTTGTAGTTTTTGCATTCGACCAGGACTCTGCGGATGTCTTCGTATCCTTCAAAGTCAATGTGGGTTTTTAACCATACGTTATCTGCATGGCTGAATGCTTCTTCACGTTTCGTCAGTACAAAGCCAAGACGCTCGGCAGCCAGCCGACCGATAACTGGTTCCATGACATGACCCATCTGGACAGCTTCAATGCCACTCAGATCGGGAATAGCCATCTTGCCCAGCTTGGTCAGGATAACTTCGTTAGCCTTGCCGGATGCTATGCGCCTGGCATCGCCTGACCACATGGCACTGTTACGGGTTTCTGGGGTGAAATCACTCATTATTCTTCCCTCGCTTTCAACATTGCGTCTGCCATTTCATAAGAGAAATTTGCGATTTGTGTCACAGAAATCTCTTCAGAAGTTTCGACAAGCCATTCTTGCATAGCCTTTGCCGCAAAGTAATCACGCAAGGTCATGCCCGGCACATATTTAACGGTCTCCCCGTTATCAATACAAGCTGGAAATGCTGGTGGGTTGGTGAGTTTACTCATGTCTAATGTCTCCTGCCATGAGTTCTTGCGTTTCTTCCAAAGTGTATTGGGGCGGGGTGATGTCTTCATAATGCTCGCCAAAGGGCTTACAACGCCCGCTAGACTGTCTTTCGATCTCGGCATAGGGTAAGGTGAGGATGGGCTTTAATTCGCCCGTTACAAGGCTTATGGGGCGTTCAAAACCACAGCGTGAGAAGTCGGGGTCTTGGGGAACAGCTTCAGAGGGAAGCCAATGCCTACAGTTTTTACAAAGTTTCATGGTTAACTACCTTTCAGATTGTTGTACTCAGGATTGAGTGAGATGATGATAACACTATCAGGATAGTGTGTAACGCTTTATCTTCTTGTCCTCCTTTGGTGTAGGGTTATTGTGTTTAACGGGATCAGTGTATGCGCCCAGCTTGGCCAAGACTTCACGCCATGCCCGTTGGGCAGGTATGCAAATCTTGTCCCCAGCTTCTTCTCTTGCTTTGAGTTTGAATGCCCATTCTTTGCTCATGCTTCACCTCTAACTCTGATGTAGTCGAGCACAGATGCAAGACTACTTTTGGTTGTTAAGTCACTGTTTCCATCCAAATGAACCTGAACAATCTTTGCACAGGCTTCACGTTCTTTGGCGGCTACCAGTTTGGCAAAGGCTTCAAACATTTTTAATGCAGGTGAATCATATTCAGGCCTATCACACCCACTTATTTGCATAACCATCTCAATAATTTCATCTTGTGTCATGCTGAATACTCCCTGAATAGTTTGGACAGATTGTGTCTACGTCTTATGGTTCTTACTTTCACTTTAGATTCCTTTCGGGCATACAAGGGCTACGATAGGGATGATGATAGGTAATAGCATCATTCTTATCTCAACCTTGTGGGGTTGTTATCAATGGGGTTTGACCCTTATTGATATGCACTGCTTTATTTATCGACCCAGAGAATGTGTCTCTGCAACACCCTATCAGCCTATCTAGTCGTTTATCGCTTGTGGTGCAACACTCACGCAGCCGTCCCCCTTGGGTCAAGCTGAACCGCTTCTCTCCCTCGCCACCACAGTCATGGGTGCTTACTATCGTGAGGGGTACGGTTGCGTAGAGACATAAAAAAAGCCACTTAGCTCTACCCTCGGTGAGAACCCTAAAGTAAAAACCAAGGGCGAGAGTAGAATTAAGTGGCCTCATTACATTGCTTCTCACGGCAACGGGGTGAATCATAATAGACTGCCTTGGATGCTGTCAACACCCCATTGAGAAGCCATAGCATCTGCAATGCCTTTGAATGT